GCCTGTGGCCGCGCGCTTCACTCCTTTGTTGACCAGGGCGTCATCGTCCCGGTCGGCTCCGACCTCGGCCATGGCATCGTGGTGGGCCGCATCAAGTACGACGCGGTCATCCAGATCGAGGGCTACAAGGACGACGGAATCCTGTTCGTGGCCTTCGTCACCGCATGGCTCCAAGACAACGATCCGGACCGCGACCGGCTCGGCCTTGCCGACCCGGAGGTGGACATCACCCTGGAGGGGCGCGGCACAGCGGACATAGACCTGTCCATCGAATTCGACGAGCCGCTGGAACTGGTCCCGGACGAGGCCGGTCCCATCTCCTACAACGGGCGGCGCTGGCGCGTGGCCGACGTCCCCATCGACGTAGCCGAATCCCTGGACGACATGGAGGGCAGCGCCGATGCCGAATAGCCCACTGCGCCTGGACACCGACCGCGCCGGTCGGCTCCACCTTGACGAGCAGCTCCACCTTCTTTCCCTGCCCCGCAGGACCCGCCGCAACATCACCATGCGCATGGGCCGCAGCGTCATCAAGGACGCCAAGGCGAACATCCGGCAGCAGCGGAGCATCCACGGCGGCTCCATGGAGCCGCGCAAGGACACCCGGAAGAAGCGCAAGATGCTGCGCGGATTCGGGCGCGGCCTCAAGCCCTACATGCGCGGCTCTGACCGCGTGGACGTAACCTGGGGCAACCCGCTGACCGCCAAGCTCGCCGACCGGCACCAGAACGGCATCGCCGAGCCGTGGACCGCAGACAAGGCCAGGAAGATCTACGGCATCCCGGACTACTCCAAGCCCGCCACCCGTGCCCAGGCCAAGTCGCTGCTGGCCGAGGGCTACCGGCTCCGTGTGCGCAGAGGGAGCGGCAAGGGCTGCACCCTGCGCCGGGTGTCCGTGAAGTGGATCACCGAGAACCTGTCGCGCGGTCAGGCCGGTCTCATCCTCCGGGCCATGCGCGACGAGTCCAAGCACGGCAAGCAGCGCTGGAGCGTCGAGCCTGCCGCCCGTCCGTTTCTCGGCCCGAAGCCGGGCGCGGAAAACGAATTTCTCAACGATATTGCCAGGGAAGCCTTGGCTGCCATCAACCGCTAAAAGGAGTACGCCATGTCGCTGGGCACGGTTCAAGTCAACAAACTCAATCTGCTGCAGGGGGAAATCTCGGACGTCGAGCGTCTCTTCCTGTTCATCGGGCGCGGGGCCGGGACTAACGAGGGCCAGCTCCTGAACGTCAACAACGACTCCGACCTCGACGAGCTGCTCGGCGCTGCCGACAGCAACCTCAAGGTCCAGGTGGAGGCTGCCAAGCTCAATGCCGGGCAGAACTGGAACGCTGCGATCATCCCCCTGGCCGAGGCCGCGACCTGGGCCGACGCCGTGGACTTCGCCATGGAGAACATGAGCTGCGAGGCCATCGTCATCACCGACCCGGTGACCACCTCCGCCGAGATCGAGGCCATGCACGCCAAGGCCGAATCCATCATGGGGCAGTACATGCGGCCCATGATCTTCATCCCCACCTGCGAACCCATCGACCCGGTAACCGAGACCTGGGCCGAATTCACGACCGCCAGGAACGGGCTGCTGGACGGCCTGGCCTGCGACCAGGTCAACCCCGTCTGCTCCATCTGGGACGACGACCAGGGCGTCTACGCGGGGCGGTTGTGCGACTCCTCGGTCACCGTGGCCGACACCCCCATGCGCGTCATCACCGGCGCGGTGGTCGGGGTACGCTCCGTGAAACCCGTTGACGTCAACGACGCGGAAGTCTCCATGGCGACCCTGGCCGCCCTGGACGGCGGGCGCTGGACCGTGCCGCAGTGGTATCCGGATTACCCCGGCGTCTACTTCGGCGATGGCAACGTCCTGGATGTCCCCGGCGGCGACTATCAGGTGATCGAGAACCTGCGGGTGGTCCACAAGGCCATGCGCAAGGTCTACCCCCTGGCCGTGGCAAAGATCGGCGACCGCAAGCTGAATTCCACCCCCAGCTCCATCGCCTACCATGAGTCCTACTTCATGCGGCCCCTGCGCGAGATGAGCAAGTCCACCACCATCCTGGGCATCCAGTTCCCCGGCGAGATCGAGCCGCCCAAGGACGGCGACATCGTCATCTCCTGGCCCTCCAAGACCTCGGTCTCCATCTACATGGTGGTGCGGCCCTACAACTGCCCCAAGACCATCACCTGCAACATCCTGTTGGACCTGACCAACTACGCTGAATAGGAGGCGTCATCATGAGTCGTATCGGCGGAAAGAATTTCGACATCAACATCGGCGACCTGTCCGTCCATGTGGAGAAGGCGTCCCTGTCCATCACCGACAACTCCGCCCCGGCCAAGGACCGTGGGGTGCCCAACGGTTACGTTGAGGGCGACGTCGAGGCGTCCGGCGAGATCGAGGTGGACGCCACCGGCCTGTCGCTCATCTCCGAGGCCGCCAAGTCCGCCGGGTCGTGGCGGGAGCTGGAACCCTTCGACTGCGTTTTCTACGCCAAGGGGTCGTCCGGAGAAGAAATCAAGGTCGAGGCGTTCGGCTGCAAGCTCAAGATCGAGTCCCTGCTCGACATCGACTCCAAGGGCGGCGAGAAGCACCTCTCCAAGCTCCCCTTCGACGTCACCAGCCCGGACTTCGTTCGCATCAACGGCGTGCCGTACCTGGCCGCAGACGAAACCAAGGACCTGGTCTAGGCCGTGGCGGACTTCTGCGACGTCGGCAGCGACATGGAGCGCGTGGCCCGCGAAGCGGCCATCGCCAACGCTGGCCTGAAACACACCGGCAGGCCCAGCCGGGAGACCTGCGCCGAATGCGGCGCGGTCATCCCGGAACCCCGTCGTAAAGCCATCCCCGGCGTGGAACTCTGCGTGAGGTGCCAGGCCGGGTCGGAGGACGCATGATCACCTTCGTTGACATCATCCGCGTGGAAAAATCGGACGCCGGGACCTTCGGGGTATGCCTCCTGGACGGAAAGGCTTTTTGCGTGACCCTCGAACCGGAGGACCGCGACAACGCCGAAGGCGTGTCCTGCATCCCGGAGGGCGAGTACATCGCCCGGCGGGTCAACTCGCCCCGCTACGGCGACACCTTCGAGGTCACCGGCGTCCCCGGTCGCACCCACATCCTGTTTCATGCCGGGAACGTCGAAGACGACACCAGGGGGTGCGTCCTCCTGGGGCGCAACTTCGGCGCGCTCGGAGAGCAGCGGGCGGTTCTCAGCTCCGGCAACACCTTCAAGAGCTTCATGCTGGCCATGCTCAACAACGACTCCTTCCGCGTCCGCATCCGGGACGCTTCGGAGGTATCCGCATGAGCTTCTTCTCCGCGATCACCGACTTCCTCGGCGGCGGCATCGTCAAGTCCATCACCGACACGGTCAAGGAATACTTCCCCCCGTCCATGAGCGACAAGGAGAAGGCGGACCTTGCCGCCCGGCTGCGCGAGGTGGAGTACGCCCGCGAAAAGGCGCTGCTCACCCTGGCAGTTGAAGCGGACAAGGAAGTCACCAGACGCGCCGCCGAGCTGGAGGGCACGGCCAAGGACCTCAAAACCATTCCGGTCATCGGCCCGCTGATCATCTTCGTGCGCGGCTGCCTGCGCCCGGCCTTCGGCTGCTTCACCCTGTTCACCGACTGGTCCATCTTCAGCAGCGCATGGAAGGTCAACATGACAACGGACACCGGGGCGTACACGGCGGAAGGGTTGCTTGTCCTGGCCATGAACGTGCTGGTCCTCGGATTCCTCTTCGGGGAGCGCACGGTCCAGAACCTCATGCCCCTGTTCACCCGGTTCATGGAGGCCAGAAAGTGAGCGCAATGGACCGGGAGGACATGCAGGTCATGCTCGCCCGCATCGACGAGCGGGTGAAGGACATCCAGAAGGACGTCAAGGAGATCAACGACTCCCGAAAATGCGCCGCGCACGGCGTGAAAATCAAATTTCTTGAGCGCATGGTCTGGGGCTGCACGGCGGCCGTCGCCACCCTCGGCCTGCGCTCCCTGTTCGAGATGCTCAAACGATAACCCATGGAGGAGACAACCATGCAGAAGAACATCGTCCTGGAGATCAACAACACCGAGATCCACTTCACCGTGGATGTGGACGCCTACAACAAGTTCGTCAACGAGATGCAGCCCACCAGCAAGGTGGCCCCGGCGACCAACTTCCTCATGCGCACCGTGGACGACGAGGACAAGTCCGCGCTGCGCGACCTCCTCAAGCTGCCCGGCGCCGCTGTTCAGATCGTCGGTGACCTGGTCCAGGAGTTCGTCCCCGACCTGGCCATCACCGTGGGAAAGTCGAGAGCGCCGCAGAGCGAATAAGGACCGACGCCATCGGGCAGTTCCTGGCCCTCCACTTCAAGTGGTTCGGGAACCGCCCGGTGTCGGAGGATTCGCTCGGGCAGGCGCTGTTTCTGGAGTCGGACTATTGGGAAAAGATGAGCGTGGCCGTGACCAACGGCATCGCCAAGGCATTCAAGGGATAGAAAAAGCCCCGGCGCGGGCCGGGGCTTGGAGAAAAGGAACCGGGATGAGCTTACTGACGGGAGCACTCCGCCGGAGCGGGCGGGATCACCACCGGGTGCAGGGACACGGCGCAGTCCTCGGCCTGCTTGTAGAGCAGGCGCAGGGCGCAGGCTATGCCCCCGTCGCCCTCAAAGGCGATGGAGTGCAGGTCGGACAGTTCGTCCAGGGTGTGGGCGATCTCCCACAGTCTGTTCAGGGCTTCTTCCGGGGTCATGCGGACGGGATGGGACATAAGGACTCCTGTGTTCTAGCTATGGGCCTCTCACGAAATGCGAGATGCCGGGCTGTAGCTACCGTCACAGGTACGGCGGGCTTATTCCCCAAAGGTCTTGTATTCGGCCCCAACCCGGCAAACAAATCTCAGCATTTCGCCCCCTCCGTCGGGCACGAAAAAACCACTACTCCGGGTGTGGTCGCCGCCTGTGATCAAGGTGTAGCTAGCACCTGTTTCGACACCTACGCCGAATCGCCCGATGTTGTCAAACCGCAACAGGGGGCCGCATGAGTTCCAAGCTCGAAAAGCTGACCTTCTCCATCGACCTGCTCGACCGCGTGTCCGCGCCCATCCGCAAGGTGCAGCGGGTCATCGGCGGGATGGCCGACGCCAGCGAGAAGGCCTTCGGCAAGATCGGCATGGGCGCGGCGGGCGTGGCCGGCGCGGGATACTCCCTGCTCAAGTTCATCAGCCCGGCGGAGGAAATGCGCCAGGCGCTGGGCGAGGTCGCCTCCCTGGACGTGGGTGACGACGTGCTCAAGGGGCTGTCCTCCCAGGCCCTGCAATATTCCATCAAGTACGGACGGGCGGCGGACGGCTTCGTGCGCTCGGCCTACGACATCCAGTCCGCCATCGGAGGTCTCCAGGGCAACGACCTGGCCACCTTCACCAACGCGGGCAACGTCCTGGCCACGGCCACCAAGTCCGACGCCGGGACCATCACCAATTACATGGGCACCATGTACGGCATCTTCAAGAAAGAGGCCGACAAGATGGGCAAGGCGAACTGGGTGGAGCAGCTCACCGGGCAGACGGCCACGGCGGTCAAGATGTTCAAGACCACCGGCTCCGAGATGTCGGCGGCCTTCACCTCGGTGGGAGCCAACGCCACGGTCGCGGGCATAAGCGCGGTCGAACAGATGGCCATCCTCGGCAAGCTCCAGTCCACCATGTCCGGGTCCGAGTCCGGCACCAAGTACAAGGCGTTCCTGGCCGGAGTGGGCCAGGCGCAGAATAAGCTCGGCCTGTCCTTCGAGGACTCCGAGGGCAAGATGCTGCCCATGCTGGACATCCTGGCCAAGATTCAGGGCAAGTTCGGTGATGCCGCGAAGCTGAAGGACTCCGACCTGCTCAAACAGGCGTTCGGATCGGACGAGGCGGCTTCCCTGTTGAAGCTCCTGATGCAGGACACCACCGGCCTGGCCGACTCCATGAACGAACTCGGCAAGGTCAAGGGCATGGAGCAGGCCGAACAGATGGCCGCGCACATGGTCACCCCGCTACAGCGTATCGGACAGGGCATCAAGGGCGTGACCATGGCCATCGGAACGGGGCTGAACCCCGCGCTTGACCCGCTCATCAACTACATGGCCGACGTCTCCGCGAGAATGACCGCCTGGATGGGCAAGTATGAAAATATCACCAAGCTCATCGGCAAAGTCGTCCTGGGCGTGTTGGGTTTTGTGGCTGCGATGGGTGCCCT